GCCAGCACCCGAGCGCACATTGTTCTGCGCTCGAGCTGCGCGCGTTTCGCGCGCAGTGGCAATTCCCGCCATGACCTCGTCAGACGGTTTTCTCCCTTGCACCCAGCGCGAGACGATGCTGGAAAACGCCTGAAGGCGTTCGGGCATCAATGCCCAGGGGGTAGATAGAAATTCGGAGACCAGGAGTGCATGGTTCATGTTTCACTCTTTCTTGTAAATGTCGTCATTGCCAATACCCACGAGGCTTGCCAGAGCCAGCTGTTCCAGCGTAGCCATTGGGTCGTGAATACCCTTGGCGTTCAGGGTTTTCAGCATGTGCTCGCAATGCGCACGGGCAACGTCTACGCTTACACCCAGTGAATCCGCGACATACCCGGCATGCCCCGCGTAAAACGTGCGCACCGCTTCGGCAACGTTGCCGCCACGTTCGTGCGCCCGGGTCAGGGCCAATGCTTCCTTGCGGGCGATGCGCGCGCCAACTGCGCTCACCACGGCACGCAGTCGCTGCCGGACCATCGCTTCTTCCTGGCTTTCATGATCGGGGGACTGCGTGATGGTTTCAGTTGGGTCTTCCTCAATTTCTTCTTCGGCCCAGGACTCTTCGACCATGTTGAGTGGCCGCAGGGGTTCGTCCAGGCCATCGATCGGGTTCATGTTTTCTGCGATACGTGCTTCGTTGCGGGTCATCCAGCCATCGAGAATTCCGGCATGGTAGAAGGCGGCGCGTGCGCTGCTGTCACCGCGCATCAGATTGGAAAAATCGAACTCGACCTCCAAACCTTCGTCATCGAACAGCAGATCCGCCTCGATAGACGCTTCCCACCGCTCTGCCCACGGCGTCACGGTATGCATGATGAATTCGAGCGACTGCTGTTCGATGTTGCTGAACGTGGCGCGATCGAGATCAGCAATCATGTGCGGTGGTACGCGAAACACGCGGGCGACATCGGCAATCTGAAATTTGCGCAGTTCGAGGAATTGGGCGTCCTTGTTGGTGACGCCGACCTCGTTATATTTCATGCCATTTTCAAGCACGAGGATCTTGCCCCGGTTGGCGCCGGACTGCGCTGCCTGAAAGCTCTCCCGAAAAACGTCGCGAGCGGCCTTGTCCTTAAAGTTGCCAGGAAATTCAATCCATCCACCGGTCGGCTTGGCATCGTTGGCAAAAAAGCGCGCGCCATAGTCCTGGGCAGCCAACGCCACCCCAAAATTCTCTCGCGCCAGGTCGATGGGACTCAGGCCCATGAGTCCGTCTGATGACAATCCGCGCAGATGCCAGATTTCGCCACGTGCTACCGCTCGACTGCCTCCTTGCCGGTCAGTCACCCGGTAACGGTAGTCGCCGTTGTCGAGCATTTCCATACTGATGCGGTCCGGATGCACCGGGACCAACTCGGTAATCTCGCCACGACTGTTGGCGATGATCTGGTTGTAAGCGTTACCTCGCAAAGCGAGGTGGCCTTGCAGCATTTCGCGCCACTCGAAAGCGTTTTGCCAGCGGTTGGGGCGTTTGGCCAGGAGGCGGTAGAGCCAGTGATCGGTGACTCGTTCCTTGCCACCGTCAGTGCGTTGTCGGTAAAGCACGATGGGCAGCATGGCGAGCGTCTCGGCAAGAATGCGCACACAAGCATAGACGGCTGACAAGCGCATGGCCGTATCCGCCGACACGCGCGTGCCGCTCGAGTTGCGCACACTGACCGGCTCGAACCAGAAATCCCCCCAGGGCGATCGGTCACCAGAGGCTGCGCGGAACCGGTCGAGGAAGTTGAACATTCCCATCAGAGCATCACCAGTTCGTAGTCGGCACCCAGTTCGATGTGATTACCGGGTGTGATCGCTCGTGACAGGCCCATGATCAACGCCACGATGCCGTCAATCTTGTTCTCCGGGCGCTCCTTCCTCGGATAGATGTTGTCCTTGGCATCGAGATGCGCCACGACGTTGCTGACCATCCATCCCAGTACCGGGTCGCCATCGTGCGCCAGCTTTCCTTGAAGGACCAAGGCCTCCAGAATTTTCATGGGCTCGCTGAAGTTGAGTACCGTTGGACGCACTTCGATCATTGGCAAGCCCTCGGCCATCATCCGGGTCGATAGCTGCGTCGCTTGGAATGGATCGAACGCCACCGCTTGAACGGCGAAGCGCGAGGCAAATTCGATCAGATCCGCTTCAATCCAACTGAAGTCGATCACGTTGCCTGGCGTGACAGTTAATCTCCCGGTGCCCATCCATCCCGAATACTGACTGTTGCCATTGGCCATCACCGTGTCTTCGGGCAGGTAGTAGCGCCCGAAGGCAACAAACCCACCACCCACCTGCGGATGAGCGAACACCAGCAGCAAGGCAGCAATGTCGGTCTTGCTGGCCAGGTCCAAACCGATCCAGCAGGGTTGCCCAACATAGGCATCGATGTCCAACAGCGGATCGGCACACCGGTCCCACGAACGCATATCCATCCATGCGGTGTCCGCATTGACCCACTCATTTAGGTGCTTGGTCTTGAAGTTGTTTACAGCGCTGGGCATCTGCATGGCCTTTGCCTGCAGTGGAGCCAGCACTTCCGGGCGTACCGAGATACCCCAATTCGGATTGGCCTTGATCAGCGAGTCTTCCAGCGTCCAGTCATCCCCATCATCGAGCCCATAGACGATGCCAAACTGGCTGTCATCCTCGAGTACCCCGTCCAGCAAACGCGTCACAAACGTCCGAACCTCATAACAAATTCCAGATCGATTGCTGCCTGCAGTCGTAATCACCCACAACAGCGAGTTGTCGCGTTTACCAGTGCCGGTTTCCACCACGTCATAGACAGTACGTGTCTTGTGGGCGTGTAACTCATCGACGCAGCCAAAGTGGATGTTCAGACCATCCAGGGTGGAGCCTTCCGCAGACAGCGCCTCGAACTTCGAACCGCTGGTCATCACATGCATGTTGTGCGCGCCGACACCGACACCAAAGCGTGTGCGAAAGCCTGCCGACTGGCGCGCCATGGTTTGCGCATCGCCAAACACAATCCGGGCCTGATCCCGGGTGGTCGCCAGCGAATAGACTTCTGCGCCGGCTTCACCATCCGCGGCGAGCATGTACAACGCCAGCGCCGATGACAGCGTGGATTTGGCGTTACCGCGTGGCACCTCGACGTAAGCCCGGCGAAAACGTCGTTTGCCATCGGTTTTGACCCAACCGAAGACCGTGCTCAGGATGAATACTTGCCAGGGTTCCAGATGAATCGGTTCTCCGGCGAGCGGACCCTTGACGTGGGGCAGCCGCTCAATGAACGCGCACAAGTTGTCTGCCGACGCGAATGACTTGCCGGACCGATCCACCAGCTTCGGGTTGAATCGCAGCAGGCTGCTCTTGCCCTTGAACTTGACCAGGTCGTTCAATTGCCGCTGGCATGCCATGCGCACCCATCGGCACGCGGAAATATCTCCCTCCACCACGGCCTCGGCGTAATGCCGGGCGATGGTCGCGTAACTACGCGCGGGCATCAGCCAGCGATCTCCGACCAAGGATCCAGATCGTCAGCCGCTTCCATGGGCAAGGTGATGCGCGAGCGCGAGGCTGGCGTAAAGCCCATCTCGGTCGCGGCCTTGGTCATGATCTGCGCTTGCTTGTTGGCGATCGCCAGGTACGGCGACTGCATCGGCACACCCGTGTTCGGCGCTTTGATCAGCAATCCTGTCTTGGCCAGGCCCGCTTGCGCCTTGCGATATAAATCAGCGGCGCACGCCCACACCTCGAGCACAGACATATCCAGTCGGCGCAGCAAGTGTTGCGGTGCGCTGTCGATTGCGTAGCGCCATGCGTCCTTGGCACCATCTGTCATGTACGTCGGCGGCTCAACCAGATCCCCTTGGGGCTGCGGCTCGCGCAAGTTCGTTCGGCATTTCTGCAGCGTTCCCTTGATCTTCTTGACAGTAGTGGGCAGTGGTTTGCGTCCGGCCATTTCAATTCGGTCCTGGGGGGATCCCCCCTTGTTTCAATTTGCACGCACAAAATTCTGTGCTCGCGCACGCATCGTGCTATGCACGATGTAGAGATTCACCCCCCGGGGGTAGGTCAGCGATGCCTGGCGGTCTCGCCAGCAGTTTTACGGTTGTGACAGGACACGCACAGGGCCTGCAGGTTTGCCCAGTCGAAGCGTAGGCCGCCGTCCTTCAACGGTTGGACGTGGTCCGCCACCACCGCTGGCACAACCCGGCCGCGGGCCTCACAGGCCCCGCACAGCGGGTGCTCGCGCAAGAAAGCGGCGCGCACCCGGCGCCACTCCCTTGATTGATAGAAGTTCACCTCGGCATCAAAACCTCGGCGGGCGCGGCCGTAATCACGATGCACCGCAACACGGTGCTGGTCGCAGTAGCCAGGTACTGGCACGACTGCCGCACATCCGGGGTACCGGCAGGGTGTGGGTGCGCTTCTGGCCATGGTCCGCTTATGTCCGATCAATTACGCAGCAGCACGCCGAAATCAGCTTGCCTTCTTCTCAAAACGAAGCGTTCATACAGGCACCATCAACGCAACGGAGAAAACCCATGAGCTACACCAGCAACGAATTCACGGTCGACGAAATCGGATTCATCCAGATCGCATTGACCAAGGTGCTCGCCGCTGCTGCACGCGGCGAACTGGACCTCAACCAGCTGGCGCGCGAGGAACTTGCCGCACGCGGCCTGGATGACAAGGGCGTCTGGGTCGGGTTCGATCGCGCCAAGCAAATCCACATGGTTTGAGGCGCAAGACGATGGACACCAAGACCCTCGACCAACTGTTCCAGCAAATCGCGCTGGACCATCTTTTTGTCGACACGCTGGAGACGCGCAACAGCGACCGGCTCGATTTCCACGAAGTAAGCGTGTGGGGCATCAAGACCGCCCTGCAGGCTGCCTTTGACGCGGGCAAGCAAGCCGCCAGCACCAATCAACCCAACCCGTAATCAACTCAGGAGCATTCCCATGACAACCCAACTCACACCATCACAGCAGCAAATCCTCAACCACGCCGCACAGAGCACTGACGGCAGGATCGAATGGTTCCCCGACAACATCAAAGGCGGCGCACGCAAGAAGGTGCTCGACAGCTTGTTCAACCGCGCACTCATCACGCCACTGGGCGAAGTATGGTTTGTCGCCGCCGAAGGCTACGACGCACTGGGTCTGCCGCGTCCGGAACCGGTCAACGTCGCGGATCCGGAAATAGAAGCCGCCGTAACTACCATCGAAACCAAAGCACGCGCTGAAGCTAAAGCGCCGCGCACGCGCGACAACAGCAAGCAGGCCACGGTCATCAGCATGCTCAAGCGTCCCGAGGGAGCGACCATCCTACAAATCATTGAGGCAACCGGCTGGCAGGCACACACGGTGCGCGGCACATTTGCCGGTGCGTTCAAAAAGAAACTCGGACTTAATCTGGTGTCGGACAAGGGCGAAGGCGACCGGGTCTATCGGATCGCCGGCTGAGCCAGATCGGCCAGCGTATTGAATTGAGCGCCATCACCGGCACGAGTAGCCTCAGCGCCGGTGAAGTCCTGCCAGCGCTTGACGATCACATCCACGTACTTCGGATCGAGTTCGATCAGTCGTGCGCGACGTCCTGATTTCTCGCAAGCAATTAGACTGGAGCCGGAGCCGCCAAACGGGTCAAGAATCAGATCACGCGTCTTGCTGCTGTTGCGCACGGCGCGCTCGACCAGTTCCACCGGCTTCATCGTCGGATGCAGGTCGTTCTTGTGCGGCTTCTTGATTTGCCAGACATCACCCTGGTCGCGTGCACCACACCAGTAGTGATCAGCACCATCGCGCCATCCATACAGAATTGGCTCGTACTGGCGCTGGTAGTCCGCCCGCCCCATGGTGAAGGTGTTCTTGGCCCAAATCACGAATGTCGACCACTTGCCACCGGCAGCACGGAAGGCCGACTGCAAGGTGTCTAGTTCCGAGGAACTCATGGCGATGTAGACCGCGCCCTTGGTGACATTCAAAATGTTCTGACAGGCCGCCAGCAGAAAGGCACCAAACCGTCTCCCATGTTGTCGTTCAGAATTGGTCGATTCTTGCCACGCATCTTGTCCTTGGCCGTGTTGGCGTAGTTGACGTTGTAGGGCGGATCCGTGAACGTCATGTCCACCAGCTCGTCACCCAGCAGCGCCTTGTAGTCCTCGGCTTTAGTGGCATCGCCGCACAAGACCTTGTGATCGCCGAGCAGCCAAACATCGCCCGCGCGGGAGATCGGGTTCTCGGTAACTTCGGGAACCTGATCCTCATCGGTCAGTCCGTCGTTGCCGGTGTCACCGGTGATCAACGCGTCCCATTCATCGGGACTGAAACCGGTGATGCCAAGATCGAATCCACTGCTTTGCAACTCAGCCAATTCAAGTCCCAGGAGTTCGTCTTCCCAGGAAGCGTTCTCGCCAATTTTGTTGTCGGCAAGGATGAGGGCGCGGCGCTGGATATCGGTGAGATGATCCATCGGAACGACGGGGACCTCGCTCATGCCGAGCTTACGTGCAGCGAGTAATCGGCCGTGACCCGCGATCACATTATTTTTCCCATCAACCAGAATTGGCGCACCCCATCCGAACTCGCGAATACTGGCAGCAATCTGCGCCACCTGCGTATCCGTGTGCTGCTTTGCATTGCGCGCGTACGGAACAAGCGACTCGACTGGCCGATAGTGGATTTGCAGAGATGGCATCAATGGGTCCAGAAATACAAAAACCCGCCGAGAGCGTAAGGCTCAAGAAGCGGGTTCTAGGTGTTGGCCAGTCGTACTGCGATGCCACTTGGCACTGCTCACACGTCTGTCCAGAAGATAGCCGAAATACTACGCCAAAACACCCCAATGTGTTGCACGGCCAAAGGCCCGCTTGTGCCGCACAATCACGCAGGACATGTACTTGCGCCGTCGATACGCGCCAAATCCCGCCAATTCACGCTTGGGCATTCAATTGCTCGACGACGATCTGAATCGACAATTTCCAACGGCGCCAGGCAGTCGTACGGCAGCATCCAAATCGCCTGCCGATCTGGTTCCAGTCGTAATTGTCCGCGCGCATCCAGACCAGATGCCGGCTTTCCACTTCGAGCCACTGCACCCAGCCCATGGCTTCCAGCATCCGATCGATGGCTACGTGTTCAGGCGGAAACCGAATTACGCGATCCGGCTCCGCGTAGCGCTCCCACTCCTGTCGAACAATCGGTGGCCATAGATTGAAATAGCCCTGGACGCGCACGGGTGGCAGGCGACGACCGGTGACGACCGCCTCATGAAAACGTGCGGCGACATCGTCGGCGGACCAGACAGTGGGGTGTTTAGCCATGCCGAGTCCTCCCGTACAAACGGTCCCCGATGATGCGAATCAGTTGGCGCTCGATCACGCCCAGCCGTTCATCCGCTTCTGAGACGACGAGGATGTGTTGCTCCTGCCAGCCACGTTGTTTCACAACATCCAGATCAACGTTTTCGCCTTGCATGCGGCCCAGGGGCGACGGGTAATGCGCTTGTGGCGTTTTCATGTCATGCCTCCTGGGTGTCGATGGCCCAGTGCAGCAAGGCAAGGGCATCGGCTTCGTTGTCGTCGGTTACCGGATGGTCCTTGGCACGCATGGCAGCGATGACATCGTCCTTGCCGGCATTGCCTTTGCCCGTTGCATGCTTTTTGATCGTCCCGACAGGAACGCCTTGGTACGGGACGTTGCGGTGCTCGCACCAGGTGGTGAGCGTGGCCATCAAACCGCCGTAGACGTGCGCGGCATCCACCCCGGCATGGCGGCGCACTTCCTCGAAGTACACCGCATGGATGTCGTTTGCCACGATGTGGATTTCCGACAACCACCGTTTGAAACGCAGGTATCGCATGCCACCGCCTTCAAAGCGTTGCGGCTTGAGACTGACGAAGCCGTGGGCGATCTGGTGATCACGCGCACGCATGGCCCACCCTGTCGTGGTGCCGAGATCGATTGCCAGAATGGTCAGCACACTACCCGCTTGCATGGCCGGGCCGACGATGGTGCTGACTGGGTCTGACACATCGGACTCGGGATAACGTAACTTCTCTTTAGGTGCGCCCGCGCGCACGTGTAGCAAGTTAATGTTCTGGGTTGTCGGATGCGTCAGACCGTGGCTGGCGCTTGGTGTTTTTGTCATGACCAGTCCCTCAGTTATCGTTGTAGGGGTAGCTTGCGCGTGGGAGGTCGGTCGGCTCCTTTAAGCCGATGCCGACAAAGCCGCGCATGCCCGAGCTGTTGCGCCATTTCTCGAAGCGGCGCGTTAAGAGCGCATCCGAGAACCGGCGCATAGAGCCCAGAAACTCGCCGTTGGTCTCAGCCCACTGCTTCCAGTCGTTGAACAACTCGAACGTCAGCGCTTTGGCGTTGCCGTGCAGAACACAGCGGTCCTCGATCCAGCGCCCCATGGCGTCCTCGGCCTCGAAATACTCCTCGGTGGCATCCATGACGCTTTGCGGCTGTTTCAGGCCGGACTGCTGCCACAGCAAGCAACCCTCAAGGGCCCACGCCAGAATACCGTCGCGTTCTTGCAGCAGCTTCTCAGTGAGCTTGCCGTCACGGCGTTCGGGCGGAATGGTCACCGTGAACGGAATCAGATGCAGCCGACGCTTCATGGCCTCGTCCACATTGCGGATGGACGGTTTGTGGTTGCCGGCGATGACCAGCTTGAAGTGTGGCGTGTAGTCGAAGAAGTCCTGGCGCATGAAACGCGCAGACACCTTGTCGCCACCGGTGATGGTCTTGATCTTTGATTCGTTCCAGCGCCGACCCTGCTCGGTCTCGATCGATGCGACAAAGCGCGCACCACGCAGGCCTGCCAGATCAGTGGGATGCCGGTCAGACCGTGTTTCCATGAACGTGTCCATGGGCGCGTTGGCGGCGTAGTCGCCCAGGATGGTGGCAATCACATTCACGAAGACCGACTTGCCATTGGCACCCGTGCCGTACAGGAAGAACAATGCGTGCTCGCTGGTCACCCCGGTCAAGCAGTAGCCCACCATGCGCTGCAGATAGACCATCAGTTCCGCGTCGCCCCCAGTCACATCCGACAGGAAGCCGCGCCAGGTGGGGCAGTCGCTTTGCGGCACAGCGGTGCAGACCTTGGTCATCCGGTCAGCGCGGTCATGCGAGCGAATGACGCCACTGCGCAGATCCACGACACCACCGGGCGTGTTCAGCAGCCAGACTTCGGCATCCCAGTGCTCGGCCATGGACGCGTGCTTGGGATCGCTGCGTGCGATACGCTCCACAGCGCTGATGGTGGACGAGCTGGCCAGACGAGCACGCAAACGCGGCGTGTCTGCCTTGAAGGAAGCAGCCCGGCAGATATTGCGCGATAGGTGCTGAATGTAGAGCAACTGGTCCGGATTCCAGCGGATCCCGGTCCACACGAGCCACTTGCCCCACTGGGCGCAGTAACGCCAGTCTTCGCCGTAGCGGCGGGTGAAAGCGGTAGCCAACCCGTCCTCGGTGGTCCAGTCGATACCCTCGACCAGCTTGTCCTCGATCGGCGCATCGCTTTGGGCGGCCACCGGTACGCGGTCGCCGGCCATCAGGAATCCCTGAACGTCGAAGCCCTCGGCAACGGCATCGGCCGCATCCCATCCGTCGGGCTTCTCTGCTGGCGGATACAGGATGGCAACGGACTCAGCGCCAGCGGCCAGAATCGCTTGTGAAGCGCGATCGGCATACTCCCACCCCGGCTTATCACGGTCGGGCCAGATCAGCACGACCTTGCCCT